TGCTGCGTTCCAGTCAATATTCGTGATGCCTGTCCAGATAGAGGACATCATCTGACCGAATCCGTCGACAAAGGTCGGAATGTTCTCGATTAGTCCGGTTGCGAGGTTCGACACGATGTCCGCAGCACCCGCAATGAAATCCGGAGCCATGTCCGCTATGAATGACGGGATCTGTGCCAGAACTGTCGGAGCCTGTTTCGCGATGTTCGCGACCATCGGCATGACATTGCCGACCACGAACGTTTTGACGGACGCGCCAAGGTTCTTCAGGTCTGCGCTGATATTCTCGCCCAGTGCGAGGTTCGCCATGACATTCTGGGCAGCTGCTTTCATGGCTCCTAAAGACCCTGAGAACGTGGTCGCAGCCTCGTCAGCTGCCACCCCTGTCAAGCCAAGGTCTTCCTGAATCACATGGATCGCGTCATAGACATCGCCAAGGTTCGAGATGTCATATTCCTGCCCGGACAGCTTGGAGGCGTCGGACAGGAGCCTTTGCATCTCCTCCTTCGTCCCTCCATAACCGATCTTTAAATTATCAAGAAGGTTATACTGCCCTTTCGCAAAACCCTGATATGCCGTCTGAATTTGCTCAAGCGGAGTGCCCATCTTGGCAGCATTGTCAGCCATGTCCATGATGGCTGTGTTCGCTGCCTCTGCTGCTTTCGCGGTGTCTCCGCCAAACGCTGCTTTAAGTGACGCGCCAAACGAGACGGCCTGCTCCGCATAATCATTCGCTGATATGCCTGCGGACGCTGCCTCATAGGCGTACTCTTTAGCAGCCGCTGCGGCGTCTCCATAAAGAGTATCGAGACCGCCGAAACTTTGCTGGAGGTCCGCTCCTGCGTTGAGTGAGTCGCCGATCAGCTTGCCGACGCTGACCACAGCGAGCACCTTTTTCGCTGTGCCGATTAAGTTCTTTCCGAACAGCGAGCCAGCCTTTTCTCCTGCCGACTCTGTGCTTGCTCCCAGTTCCTTGGCGATCGTGGCCTGAGATCCCTTCATATTCGGGACGATTGTGACTGTCGCCCGTGCGACCTCTGTCATTCCGCCAGCCACAGGAGATCACCTCCTTCTGCTTTGTATCCATTTCCGCATCTCGTCCAGAGGCAATGCTCCTTTGCCGATGCGCTTCTTGCCGTTGTCTTGTCCGGGCCTCTTATACGGTTCTGGTTTCCTGCCCGGTTTGTGTGATGCAATGACTCTCAGCTGTGCATTGATCACTTGCAGTACATCGAAAATATCTGCGAGGATTTCGTTGGTCTTCTTTCGTGTAGACCATTCCGTGATCTCTGGGTTCAGCTCCTCGCCCAGTGCTGACCCTAATTTGATCTGTGTTAAAAAGGATTTGAGGGCACTCCATGACAGAGCACCCCCAACGTCTGACAACTCATGACCAGTCTCGGTCAGTAAGTCCCGTTCGATCGCCTCACGATGTTCGAAAACAAAATTCGTGAGGCTTATTATTCCCCCAGATCAACTCCTGCTGCTTTCTCGCTTTCATCTTTCCAGACCTCGGTGAGGGCCTTCAGATCATTGACAGAGAGAGAGTCGATCACATCCTCAGGAATGTATTTCTTGAAGAATGCGAACTCGTCCTTCGCCTTCGCCAGTTCCCTCGTCTCCTTCAACGACAGGGAACCCATGAGCGGAATGCTGTATGTTTCTTTACCGATGTTGACCTTCAGGGTCTCGAGCGTCTCTTTCCTTCCCAGTGTGATTTCTGCCATGAGTTAATCCTCCTTTTTTTATGTTGTCTTCTGTCCGTCGTCCTTGACGAGCACCCAGTGATCCGCAGTGATGGTTGCATCCCAGTTGATCGCCTCATTCGGCTGGAACGCAACGTCTCCCAGTTCGGAGACAAATCCCTTGGTGGTTCCGAGCATGATCATGTCGTCGCCGTCCTTCATAAGGAACAGGAAAGCCTCCTCGTCGGATGTGTCGCCCTGCTTAAAATCGACCTTGATCAGTTTTCCGTGTGCTGCGGATGCCGGGGTGACGGTCACCTTGTCCTCTCCGAAGATGGTCTTCAGGGATTCCTCGGTGGTGTAGATGATCGGAGCACCGACCTGTCCTGCATCCTCACCCGGGAGCAGACGCTCGATCCGGTTCGCCCAGTTCTTCAGGGTGTCGCTCTTCTTATTCGAGGTGAACGTGATTCCGTCCACGGAGATCGCGCCAACCTCTTTCCATGCGGCTGCAAGAGTTTCTCCCGGATAGGTCGGGAGTTCGGTTCCAGCGGGTGCATGATAAAACATTCCGGTGGTTCCTTCTTCGGCATAGTTACCGATGCCAAGATTTACATTGTGAGTCATGTTTATACCTCCACAATTTCTGTGTGTGCCACTACGCTAAGTCGCGCAGAGAACATCGCCAGATCAGGCCGAACAGGATCAGTGCCCCACGACCCGCTTGAGTTTACTGTTACATGACGCAGCTCCGTTGTCTGGAGTTGTGTCACCTTCTTGAGAATGCCGACCGCCGTCCTGAGGGTCTCGTTCGCCTCCGCATCGGTTTCTGCTCTCGCATCGAGCACGATCGCGAAGTCATCTATCGAGTCATCATCGTCTCCACCCACATGGGTGACGAGAATCGAAGGGACCGTGAAGTCCTTCGGGAGCGGTCTGCAATAAGTTGTGATGTACGGGGACAACGCCTCTCTCACGGTGTCCTCGATGTCTATCATCCGCTCAATTTTCATCAATACACCGCCTTTGAAAGTGCCTTGTCCTCGGCCTCCGCGATAATAGACGCCTTGTCAGTTGTGTAAACGAATGTCATGTTCCTCAGTGATCCGTAAGCGGTCACGGTCCGCGATGACATGGCGTATCCCTCACTGTCAGCGTCGTTCAGGTTCGCGTTTGCCCGTGCCTGAATAGCACCGCCTGCCTCCTCACACGCTGCCCTTGCCCCTTCACTGCACAGGATCGCCTCGAATCCTTCAGGGACAAATTCCAGTTTCATCTGCTTGCCCATTAACCCGACCACCTCCTCAGTGCACACTGCACATGAGCGAGGTTGCCAGCTGAAGGCCAGACCCTCGGAGCACCTTCGATCGTGTAGGTGGTTCCCTCGAACACGATGCGATCGCCCTCTTTCACGTCCGATCCGGGCGGCAGATATGCCGTCATGCCGTCGAGGATGCCCAGCACACGACCATCCTGCGACAGATCCGTCGATGCGGGTTGCACAGAGCACCCGGAGATAGTAAGCGAATCCGCCTTTGTCCAGTCAGGGATTTCCGACCCTCTGACCGTCTTCATGGCAGGCCTGAGTCTTGTGACCGTCTGCCTTGCGAAATTCGGGAGCATTTAGAACACCCCCCTCACTCGATACGGTGCGAGCACCTCTCGGGTGCTGTCCGGGAGAGTCGTTGCGCTCGCGCTATTCACCCAACTCGCGTTATAGGTGACGGAGACGCCTCCTGCCGCCTCTGACGTGATCCCGTTCGAGGATGCTGTCGCATGGGTGACTCTGCTGGCGATCAGTTCCTTGAGTTCGTCGATCGTGTCCTCATCTACGCCTGCCTTGTATGTCACCTCGATGGGCGAATACCGCTTGAGTGTTGAGAACTCGACGTCATACACTCTCAGGATGCCGTTGGTCTCACAGGTCGCCATGTACGTCTTTCCGTCCACGGTCACAGACAGGATCTCCGTCACGAACGCAGCAGGCAACTGGATTAACAGGTCGCTGTTGTTCCGGGTGACCCGCTTGTCGTTCATGAGGACCGTCATCGAACAAGATGCGGATGGGAAAATGTGCCACCCACAATAATTCCGGACGGCAGCGCAGGCAGACTTGATGTTTGGAGCGATCCGCACGTCGCCAGCATATCGGTTGGCTGTGAACTCGTCGAACTCCTCGTCACTCAGCATATCGGGCAGTGAATCGAGATCAGGCAGTGTATAACCCCACTTGGTCTGTACACTCATTTTGTCCCCGCCTTCCTTCTCTTGTTGGCAGGCTTGACCGCCTTGTTAGACGGTTCGACCGCCTTCTTCAACTCGACAGCACCCTCCGGGACATCGTTGTCCTCAAACTGATACTGTTTGCCGTTGTATATATACTGTTTCAGCATTATCGGTTTCACCGCCTTTCATTAACAGGGAGACCCAAAGGTCTCCCTTACTGTTGATCAGATTACGTTGCAGCCTTGGTCAGCTTCTTGAATCCTGCCGGGCGACGGACAGCGAGTGCCAGTCTCTCCTCTGCTCTGATGGTCATCAGGTTCTTAACAAAGTCATCCTCGTTGGTGTTGACTGCCTCGACAGACACTCCGCCATTGGTGACGACGCTTGCGCAGGTCTTGAACGCACCTACGACAACTGTTCCGGAAGTGATGGATGCGGATACGCATACCGGGATGCCCCAGATGTTCGGGATCGACTGTTCTCCGAAGTAACCGCCGCCATAGTACGTGCCGTTGTTGTACTTTCCTGTACGAAGGATATACCAGTCAGCCGGGTTCATTGCGATTGCGTCAGCTGCGAAACCTGTCTGTGCCTGCACGTCCATAGCTGCCTGAAGGATCGCGTCAGCGATGTCCGTTGCGGTTCCTGTCGCTGCATAAGTTCCGGTCTGGATTCCGGACGTTCCAAGCAAATCGGTCACGAGTTTGCCCTGTTCAACCAGACCCAGTTCATAGAGCAGCCTGCCGTTGATGGCGGATGCAAGGAACGGGAAGTCGTTGATGTACTCGTCGGATTCTTTGATGTGGCAGGCGACTTTTGCCAGAGACACGGTCTTCGGTGTCGGATCTGCGAAATGAACCTGAGGTTTCTCATTACCTTCTGCGGTGACTGCCGGGGCACCCTGAATCGCACCTTCTACAAGATATACAAGAGTAGATCCGGAAATCTGCTCTGCACCGAACAGATCCCTGATCACCAGAGGAGTTCTGGCTCCGGTGACTACATTCTTATCGAATGTGGTTGCGAAATCGACGGCTCCTGCCGGGGATGTCTGGGTGTCGGTCGCAGCCTTCACGAAAGACGGTGCTACAACGTCAAACCTCTTTCCGATCGTCGCTGCCTTTACATGATTCACAAAATTCTCGCCGAGAGTCTGTGCGTTTTTATGTTCCATTGAATCGTCCTCACTTTCTTCGGTTGTGCCGATGCTGTTCAGCAGAGCAGCCTTCTTCTCTGCCTGCTCCAGTTCGGCAGTCTTTTCTTTGATTTCGCGCTGAAGTGCCTCGCCCTCTGCGATGGCCTCCGCATCATTCGCCTCGATGCGTTCCTTCAGTGCGATCAGTGCGTCCTTCTTGGACGCGAGTTCTTCTCTGAGGGTCATTTCGTTTCCTCCTCTGTGACTGAATTGATGTATGCCAGCAGATTCTCTTTCCGCAGATTGCTCTCCTCAGGCTCCTCCACCGCCGTGTTGGCCTTCAGATCGTCCTCTCTGTCGTCCGGGTCGTCTGCATCATTGACCTCGTCATCCAGCAATGAATTAGCGAGGGAAATGATCTGTCTGATCGTGTCCTCGTCGGACTTGCGGTTCCTGCGTCCCGCCTTGATGTCCGTGACCACAGCGTTCTGATTCGCCGGGACCGGAACAATGCTGACCTCATAGAGGTTCAGCTTCCGCAGCTCGTTCGCCTTCGTGCCGTCTTCCAGTTCGACCGGATATGCATCCTCGACGTCATAGGCAAAGCTGAACTGATAGACGCATCCGCTTTTGACGATCTCCCGCTTTTCCTGTGCGAGCGGGGTATCAAAAAAGACCGCTGTCATAAGCGGTCCTTTTTCCGTGTCTTCGATTGTTTCGACCTTGCCGATGATCTGATCGAGGTCGTGGTTCCAGCAGAGCGGGAACGGATGCCCCGACTCCTTGCGCTTCTGAATCGTCTCGGTGAATGCTCCCGGTGCGATCACATCACCGTAGCTGTCCGGGATGCGGTCATACGTGGAAAAGTATCCTGTGATCTTCCCGTTGTCTCCGTCCGACTTGATTTCAAAATCTTTATATTTGTGTTCCATGATTATTCCTCCGTAATGATCACGCTCGTGGAGCAGTTACACCCGCAGACTTCTCCAAGAGGGAGTTTGTCATCTCCGGGCCAGTAAGCACCGTTCGAGAAATTATCATCGATCGGGACCCTCTGTCCGTTCATAGCTGCGTGTGACTCTCTGGGGTTGACCCCGGTGTTCCACTCCTTTTCGATCCGCCTCGTATATCCGTTGCGCTGTGCCTGATGTGCTGCCTCAATGACCGCCCAGCTTGACACTGCGGATGCGATTGCGGATCCCCACGAGATCGAGTCCCTGTCCTCGCGTGTCTGGAATATGTCAGCAGGCTCCTGCTCCTCATCCTCAACGGCCTCGACGAGTTTCTCGCGTGTCTTGGTGTTGATCATCCGTGCGCGGCCTTCAGCCATCTTCCGCAGATACTTCCGGGTGATCTCGATCACATAATCCATGCCGATCACCTCGGACGCGCTCTTGCCGTGCTTGTCAGCGATCGCCACGATCAGAGGCTCGAGGTCGTCTGCGAGTTCGGTGTTCCATCTGTCCTCGTCCCACCATTCGACATCCGCTCCGATTTTCGGCAGGACTGACTTGGCCTGACGCTGAAAGAACCGCTTAAGCACCTCTGCAACCTCTGCGTCTTCTTCCTCGTCGGCCTTGCCCTTGATCATGATGGTCTGAGTGGTGTCTTTGCGATGGGTCGGGATGATCTCCTTCACCTCGATCTCTGCGCTGTTCTGGTTCGTGTGGGTGTCCTGCGGACTTGCCTGTCCACCCTCGACCACATTCAGCGGGACGATCAGTTCATCGCCACCTTCAAGCGGCGGATAGTTGTTATCTGCTCTTGCCTCATTCCTTGTCAGCCACGGACCGCCAACGGCAGCCTGAATGATGCTCGCACGTTCCTCGAACGATCCTTTCAGCTTCTCGGTCAGATCAAATTCAACATATGTGTGGGAATCTGCCCCAACCATCGGCAGCAGGAACGAGTTCATCCTCTGCTGGAGCATCTGGAGCACAGGCCCAAGGCACTCCGCATACAGTGCTCGCGCATTATCCTTGGATGATGCATAGGTCTGCGTGTCGCTGTGCCAGATCAGTGACGGGTTGACGCCATAGGCAGCTGCAACCGATTCCCTCGACAGTTTGACCGACTCCGTCCACTGTGCCTCTTTGAACGAGGTCGAGAACGGTTTTATCTCCATGCCGTCCTCGAGGACCGGAATAGAACCAGCTTTAGAGCCACCCGCGCCCCATGATTCACGGAACGCAGTGATAAATCTCTTCCGCGCCTCATCGTTCCACGGTTGCACGTTTGCTGGTCTGACGATCTGAGCGTTCAGTCTTCCGGAAGAATGCCACAGCTGTTTCCTGAAGTTTCCTGCCTCGATCTGTTCCTGCAAGGTCTGCCTGAGTCCGCTCACGGGTGAGATGTATCCGCCCGGGTTCCCCGGTGAATAGGTCTTGAACTGAACAAACTCTGTCCGGGGGATGTCAACGACACTCCCCTGTGATGTACTGACTCTGATGGATGCCTGCGCATATGCGTTGAGTGACTGAGTGTTCACTATCCACTCAGACGGGATGATCCTCATCTGCCATCCGGAGTCTGAATCAGCGTCAGGCAGGACCCACACGTAAACTGTGCCAAATACAAAATATTCGGACGCCAGTGCGCGGATGAACTCATAACCTGTCTGATCCTCGTTCGGTCTCCACAGGAGTTTCGCAGCCACGCTGTCGCGGTCACGCTTGCGATCTGTCTCGCCGTCTCTGCGGTAGACCTTCAGTGGCAGTTGGGCGACGCTGTTTGCAAGGAAGTCAACACACGCCTTGAGGTTGTCCTGCGACTGGTAGAGTTTCTGTGCTGTGTAGTTCAACACCTGAGTCGGGGCGTCGCTGCCCAACTCATAGATATAAACATTCGGGCGAAACATCATTCGCCATCTTTCTCGTAGGCTCGGCATT